CTTACTCTAGGTATTGAAGATAAGAAGGATTTTGAATTCTGTGGAGACCTCTATGAATTTAGGGTTTCAAGGTGGGTAAAGGTGGTCAAGTATAAATTGGCTGCCTTCGCAAGCTGGGCGAAAGGCTCAGATATACTTCCAAAGTGTCCCTTACAGGTCGCTGATCAACCTTCAATCTTAATTGATGCTGAGTTTCGGAATTATTGTCAGTTTCTACAGAAGAAATCTGATCTTGCATCTCGTCTTGCCTATATGTCCATGATTGATTCGTTGTGTAGAGGGGTGAAGAAGGGAGCAGCCAGATCCACTGAGGATGACTGCATTGTGAATTGTCTAGAGACTTTCACTCTCTTCACCACTAGGAGGGAATATTGCGACGATGATGATCTCGTTGCTAAGCAAATCGTACGAACAGTTGATGAGCTTATTCCTATCCGCACACCGGAACTTTCCTGGTCCCATGCGCCTTCATTTTCGTCCTGTACCGAGATTGGGAGAAAAGAAGGTGGTCAGGCCGCATGGGTGACTTCATTGTTACCTCAATCGACGCGATCCTATCAAATCGAGGAAAAATGTGGTCTGTTAAGGCACCCACTACCGAGGAATCACTTCAATAATGATGACTCTTGCGATGACCCCTTGGTCACTTCGCCTCTTCCCACGATTGATGAAGATTGTCAAAGGGGAGCTCGGAAATGGGGAGAACTTCGCGAGACTAAATACTTCGAATTTAAATTTTCCGACCATCTTGGTCCAGAACTTGATATTGAAGAATTAGCTGCGATAGCTCTGGAGGAGCCCAATGTCATTTGCCCTATCGGGCTAAAAGAGGCTCTAAAGGTCAGGGGTATAACTACACCACCCGCCTTAGAATCCTGGCTCTTAAGACCAATACAAAGGTATCTATGGAAGACTCTCAAGTCTTTTCCTGTGTTTGCTGTGACAGCTACTCCTCTGACGTCAAGTCATCTAGAGTCTGTTATCACATCACTTCTACCTTCGGAGGTTATAGTTTCTGGTGATTATGATAATGCGACAAATCGCATGCATTTACCATTTACTCGTCTCTGTATTGAGCGCGTTATTGAACGTCTTGGTCTTGGCCCGAATCTGTCCCGCTTGGCGGTCAGATCGCTTTGTGACTGTGTACTGAAATTCTCATATAAAGAACCTAAGAGATCTGGGAATAAGTTCCTTATTCTTGAAGGTGATCAAGTTTCAGCACAACCAATGGGAAAACTCCTTTCTTTTTCTGTCCTTTGTATAATCAACCTGGCTGTTTGTCGTTATTCCGTTGAAATCGACCGGGCTCAGAAGATTCCTGTGAGGAACTTCCCCGGCTTGATCAATGGTGATGACTGTTGCTTCCCAATGAGCGATTGGCGTATATGGGAACGTATATCACGGGTTGTTGGACTTGAAAATTCTGTCGGGAAGACTTTTACTTCTCGCGACTTTGTGGAGATGAATTCTCGCACTTTCCTTCTTACCTCTGACAATGATTTTTATTATCGTAGGAACATTCGATTCTATGAAGTTCCCTTTATTAATTTCGGTCTTTTGAAGGGTCTTGTTCGCTCGGCTGGTGCTGACAATAAGACAAGGAGTGGTCTCTCTCTCGTCGCAGAAGCCTGCACACGTATGGGTTGGTGCCATAAAGAACTCGTGC